GTAACACAAAATATCCAGGTAACGAGCATTGCGGCGCTTTTGGATGTGACAGTTATGATATATCGGGTACAGTTGATAAAAGAGGTTCTAACGGAGCTTTACACGGTTTAACTAAGTTTAGTATGGAAGATGTTCCGCCTAACAGATTCTTTTTAGAATATATAGCTAGACCTCAAACTGCTGAAATATTTTTTGAAGATGTGTTAATGGCTTGTGTATTTTACGGTATGCCAATACTTGCAGAAAATAACAAACCTAGATTATTGTATCATTTTAAAAGAAGAGGCTATAGAGGTTACTCTATGAATAGACCTGATAAAAGATTAAACAAGCTATCTGTAACTGAAAGAGAGATAGGCGGAATACCAAACTCAAGTGAAGACATAAAACAAGCTCATGCTGCAGCAATAGAATCTTACATAGAGACATGTGTTGGAAGAACAGAAGCTGGTTACGGAGATATGTACTTTCAAAGAACGCTGGAAGACTGGAGTAAATTTAATATAAATAATAGAACAAAGCACGATGCTTCTATAAGTTCTGGTTTAGCTATAATGGCTTGCAATAAAAATCTATACTCACCAGTTAGTCCGGTGCAGAAAAAGATTTACGATTTAGGAATTAAAAGATATGACAATAGAGGTTCTACGTCTAAAATATTGAGATAAATGAAAATACAAACAAATACTGATAGTTCTTTCCCTAACCAGGTTGTTAGTGACGAAGTAAAAGCTAGTTATGATTACGGCTTACAAGTCTCTAGAGCTATTGAACAAGAATGGTTCAATCAAGGAAGAGGTAACGGTAATAGATATTTAAACAATTGGAATAGCTTTCACTCATTACGATTATACGCAAGAGGGGAGCAATCAATACAAAAATATAAAGATGAGTTGTCTATAAACGGCGATTTGTCTTATCTTAATTTAGATTGGAAGCCTATACCTGTTATTTCAAAATTTGTAGATATTGTTGTAAACGGAATGTCTAATAAGACTTACGAAATAAACGCTTTCGCACAAGACCCTTTTTCTGTAAAAAGCCGAACTGATTACGCTGCTGCTGTAGAGCAGGATATTAACACTAAACAGGCTTTATTAAATATTAAAGAAAATATTGGTATGGATTTTTCTTTAACTGGCAACATGGAAGCTTTACCGGAAAGCAAAGAAGAGCTAGATGTGCATCTTCAAATGACTTACAAGCAAAATGTAGAAATAGCCGAAGAAGAGGTTATTAATAATGTTTTAGCATTTAACAAGTATGATCAAACAAAAAAACGGCTAGCTCACGATTTAACAACTATCGGCATTGGAGCTGTTAAGACATCATTCAATAAAGCAGAAGGTATAGTTACTGACTACGTTGACCCCGCTAATATGATTTATTCATATACAGAAGATCCAAACTTTGAAGATATATATTATGTAGGTGAAGTGAAGTCTATATCATTAGCGGAACTTAAAAAACAATTCCCAGCACTATCACCGGCTGAATTAGAAAAAATACAGGATATGCCTGGTAATTCTCAGTATGTAACTAACTGGGGTAATTATGATGAAAATACAATACAAGTATTATACTTTGAATACAAAACATATTCAGATCAGGTATTTAAAATAAAGAAAACAGATCAAGGATTAGAAAAAACGTTAGAAAAGCCTGACACATTTAATCCACCTGCTAATGATAACTTTGACAGAATATCTAGAACTATAGAAGTTTTATACTCAGGAGCAAAGGTTTTAGGAACAAATATAATGCTGGAATGGAAACTTGCTGAAAATATGACAAGACCAACCGCTGATACTACAAAAGTAATGATGAATTACTGTATATCTGCACCTAGAATGTATAAAGGGCGCATAGAATCAATAGTTAGTAAAATTACTAGCTTTGCAGATATGATTCAAATAACGCATCTTAAACTACAACAAGTAATGTCTAGGATAGTTCCAGATGGTGTATTTTTAGATATGGACGGTTTAGCCGAAGTTGATTTAGGTAACGGTACAACATACAACCCAGCTGAAGCATTAAACATGTACTTTCAAACAGGTTCTGTTGTAGGTAGATCATTAACACAAGACGGTGAATTAAATAGAGGTAAAATACCTGTACAAGAATTAGCATCTTCAAGTGGTCAAGCAAAAATACAAAGTTTAATAGGTACATATCAGTATTATTTACAAATGATCAGAGATGTAACCGGGTTAAATGAAGCAAGAGATGGTAGTGCTCCAGCTAAAGATTCACTGGTGGGCTTACAGAAGATGGCTGCTAATGCTTCTAACATTGCAACTAAGCATGTACTAGACTCATTACTTTATTTAACTGTTAGAACTTGCGAAAATATAAGTTTAAAAGTAGCTGATGTTATTGAAAATCCATTAACAGAAAATGCTTTAACGAACGCTATAAGCACTTTTAATACAAAAACATTAGAAGAATTAATGAACTTGCAGTTGCATGACTTTGGTATTTACTTAGAGCTAGAGCCAGAAGAAGAAGAAAAAGCTTTGCTTGAACAAAATATTCAAGTAGCCTTACAAACAGGAGCAATAGCTTTATCAGACGCTATAGATATTAGGCAAATTAAAAATATAAAATTAGCTAATCAATTCTTGAAGCTAAGGCAAAAACAAAAAATCAAAAGAGAACAAGAGCAACAACAAGCAAATATTCAAGCACAAGCGCAAGCAAATGCTGAAGCTGCTGAAAAAGCTGCAATGGCTGAAGTGCAAAAACAACAAGCACTAACTCAAGAAAAAGTAAGTATAGAGCAAGCTAAGTCGCAGTTTGAAATACAACGTATGCAAACAGAAGCTCAAATAAAGAGAGAGTTAATGGCTGAAGAATTTAATTACAATATACAACTAGCTCAGGCTCAGATGGGTGCAACAAAAGCAAAAGAACAAGAAATTGAAGATCGAAAAGATCAAAGAATAAAACTGCAAGGTACACAGCAATCTGAATTAATAAACCAAAGACAAACAGAAGGATTACCTAAAAACTTCGAGTCATCTGGAAATGATGTCTTAGGTGGGTTTGGTTTAGAAGAATTTGGTCCTAGTTAGAATTACAAACAATTATTTAATTATATTATATTATGTCAGAAGTAAAACAAGAAGGGGATTTTAAAATTAAATCCAAAAAAACAAGCCCTAAAAATTTAGGCAATCAATCTAGTGAACCTATAAAGGTTAATATAGACGAAGTAAAAGAGCCGGTAATTGAGGATACTACCAAGGTAGTAATACCAGAAGTTAAAGAAGATGTAGTCGATGATCCTGTTGTAGTTGTTAACGATACACCGGATGATACTACACAAGATGGTATTATAGAAATTGTAGATGAAGAACCCGCTCAAGAGCCTGAAAAAGTTATTGAACAACAAGTTCAGCAAGCAGCTGAACAAAGAGTGTTACCGGAAAACATAGATAAACTTGTTACCTTTATGGAAGAGACAGGGGGATCAGTGGAAGACTACGTTAGATTAAACGCAGACTACTCAAGTGTCGATGATAAAACACTATTAAAAGAATATTACAAACAAACAAAACCTTATTTAGAATCAGATGACGTTAGCCTACTATTAGAGGATTACGATTATGACGAAGACATAGATGAGGAAAGAGATATACGCAAAAAGAAACTTGCGTTTAAAGAAGAAGTTGCAAAAGCTAAAGGCTTTTTGGAAAATACCAAGAGTAAATATTACGACGAAATCAAGTTGAGACCCGGCGTTACTCAGGAACAACAAAAAGCAACAGAGTTTTTCAACCGATATCAAGAAGATCAGAAGACAGCTGAGCAACAGCATTCGGACTTTAAATCAAAAACAAATGATTACTTTACTAATGAATTCAAAGGTTTTGACTTCAATGTAGGTAAAAAGAAGTTTAGATATGGTTTACAAGATCCTAATAAAGTTGCAGAAAACCAATCAAGTATTAACAATTTCGTAGGAAAGTTTCTTGACGATAGCGGTAATATAAAAGATACGAAAGGTTATCACAAAGCTATTTACATCGCTTCAAATGCTGACAAGATTATTAATCATTTTTATGAACAAGGAAGAACAGATGCTACTAAAGAAATAGTTAGTAGCTCTAAAAATCCTAGCACAGAACCAAGAAAATCTGGATCAGGTGAGTTTGTAAACGGAATAAAAGTTAAGTCAATAAGCGGTTATGATTCTTCTAAACTTAGAATTAAAACAAAAAAATTTAACTAAAAAAAATTAAAAAATTATGGCAAATGTAAGCCCAGCGTTTGGGAGTTTAATCCCAACGCAAAAAAAACAAGCCTTAGAAGGCAATTATTTAAACTTTACTGATGGGACGAATGATTTCGCACAACAGTACTTACCAGAAATCTATGAAGCTGAAGTAGAGCGTTAT